CGGAACACCTCAAAGGAGGTAAATAGCCTTAATAGGCACCCTACCGCTTAAGTAGTATTAGGAATTATGAGATTCGTCTTCTTACGAAGGCACTGACACCGGGGCAACCTGGGTTATTGTGATGAAGATTAGTCGTAGACTTTAAGCACCTACGGAGTTCTGATCAGTAATACAGTCTTTTCTCACCTCTTACTAGCAGATTGAATCAAAAATCTAGTCGAATTATTTTTATTTTTATAAAGCGAAAGAATATAAGAAAACGCTTAAGTTATGCCATCGCGAGAAAGTTGTTTACGGACGTACTTGACGGTACGATTGAACCGTCTAATCTATTTTCTCAATTGTACGAATTGGGATATAAGTCGGAGATCAAGGATCACAAACCCTTGCCACGAATATATCAACGAGCGTTATACGATGCAAGACGTAAGTACTTACGAGCAGTCAAGCATACTGGCAAATTGATTCAAGAACATCCAGGTTTCAAATCCTTCGAAACAGGTTTTCATGTTCCTTTCATGGCACGTGAATCTTTCGAAGATCGCGGTATCACTAATTGGTACGCGGAATATTGTGAGACCAGGAATAGAAGAGATCTATTCGATGTATACGATAGCAAACATCGTCCTCCAGTAACAGAGGAGACGGTAACCCAAAGCACGTATCGTCGATATCAAGCAGCACGTGGATGTGTTGACGACCCAGCCTCGCGGAAAGTTGAGGAAATGGTAGTTGACGTTCACAAGGCGGCCATTAAGCGTCGAGGAGGCGTGAAACTAAGGCCAACAGATTTTCGAGAAGCTGTTTTGGCTCTACCAGCCGGCTCTAGGTCGGGATTGGCATGGGCTAAGATGCCGAAGGGATGTATTCCCGAAGCACTCGAGGAAGCTGCGAATGATCTTAAAAAACAGATGATTGACGGGACTTTCGATGCTAAGTACGCAGTACCATCGGTAGTTCAAACCCGTTCTCAGATTTGTGATCGAGACAAGATGAAAGGGAGAGCCGTTTACAATGTGCCTGGTGAGGTACTTACGGTTGAGTCGAGTATTTATCGACCCTTCATAGACTTGATTACGACCGATCATCAGTTACCCTATCTCTATAAATGTTGTTGGATCAACGGAGGAGGTTCTTCGGCCAAACGATTAGTAATGGGAGGCAGAACTCGACATTCTGATTTTTCAGGACTGGACCAAACAGTACCTGCCCGGGTCTTTCAGATTTGGGATAGAATAGTTGAGGTTTGTTTTGATCTCACTGAAGAGGAGAGAAAGTGTCATAATTGTTGCATGCAGTATGCACAGTGGGGCCCGACCCTACTGGTAGATATGATAATTCTCTTTGGTGCAGGAGTAATGAGTGGATTATTCGTTACTCAGATCTTAGATGGAATCTGGACACTCCGTGCTCACTTAGATGCCACATGGTTCTTTGCGAACACGTTGAGTACAAGAATGTTCAGCATCCCTATCCCTTCTAGTCTTTTTTGTCTCACTCAATTTATTGCAGTCATGGGTGATGACGAATTCGCGAAACTTGCGCAAGCTCTTCTGTTGACG